TGTGCTTGTTTGGTCAGCAGGTATTTTGACCTTAGCATATGTTAAATTACCAGCAGCATTTAACATACCTGAACAAAAACTTGATCCGACATTTATAGCTTCAGTTTTTACAGGAACTTTGGCTACTTTCGGAGTCCAAGCAGCAGGTAAAAAGAAAGGTGGTGCTGATGGTGGTAGTGCAAACATATCTAAAAAAGATATGGAGTTTCTTATTGCCAAAGCATCAGAGACTGCTCCTGCTCAAACCATTAGGATAGAGCAAGGCCCTGTCAAAATTGTTCCCGACACTAAAAAATCTTAAAATCATGCAGAAAATCGTAAATGGAATCGCTATTGCAAGTGGTATTATCTCTCTTACCGTTGTTGGTACTATTGGGTACGTATTCATACGCAAGGATGCGATTATCGAAAACGTCAAAAGTAAAGTAATGGAATCTGTAATGGGTTCTGTAGGAGATTCATTACCTGATGTTGTGGGTGATGTATTACCTGATATTACAGGCCCTGCAGGGCCAATGCCCGAAGGTGTTGGATTAGGTGTTCCTAATTTTTAATGTCTATACCTACAATTGAAATTGAGGAAGTATCTGTTCAGGAAGTATATGTTCCTAATTGGATACAACAACAACCTACTGTTGATTATCTAGTTCCCCCTGTAATATTAAACATTGGTAATCCCATTGTTAATATGCCTGGTTGTGTTAAATCACATAGAGATAATCAATATCATAAAAGTGGATTGCCTGTTGATAAAAATCTTGTAGAACAAGATCCAGATAAGGCAATGATTCTTTGTGATGCTGAGGTTCCATCTTATGATGCAATGAATTATGAACCTGAACAGTTAATAATCGTAAGAGAAGCTCCAGTACCAAATGTACCACCCCCAGAAACTCCTCCGACACCAGATGTTCCTAACACTGGAGATTTGTCTTCAAATGAAGAAGTACCTTGCCCAGGCCCAGGCCAATTAAGAGTTGGTGATGTTACACAATCAGGTGATGAGAGAGTTATAGGTCATCAACTCATTGATAATGGCAAAACATGTGAAACATTATATGAACCCACTACAATAGTTGAAAAATTTCTGCCGCCAGTAAATCAAGCATCAACTGTAACAGCACTTGCGGTTGTGGCAACAGCAGGTGCTGCTGCGACACCATTATTAATAAGAATTATAAGACCTGTAATTAAAAAAATATGGACTACGGTTCAGAAAAAAATAGGAAAGACACCATATAAACCAACATCAAGATGAAATTCAGACTAATCGATATCGCCAATCGAAAGGTTTATCTCCTTTAAATTTTGAGAAGATGAAGAAGAAGGGTTAGGTGTAATTGTATGTGTGTGATTTGGTAGTGTGCCTGGCGGATTTACCAAAACTACGTCGGCACATACGGCATGATATGGCGACTTGGGATGAAACATCACACCAGCCTTCATCAGTTCGCCACAATTTTTAAGACGAGCTAATTCAAAATCTAATCTTTTATTTGCAGTTTGCTGTTCCAACCATGCAATTTGAGTTGCAGCAGCTTCTTTACATTGAGCTTGCAATTCTTTATCTAAAGGTTTAGACCAAGTTGCTGATACACCAGCGGATAAATTATAAACTTCTTGTTGTCCTGTTCTTGTTGGAACGTAGTAGAGTATTGAGCCAGGATTGTCTAATACACCATCATCATCTAAATCTGACATGTCGTACACTGGATCCATATACGTGTGTTCAAACGGCCGCTTAAAATTTCCTGTGGCTGTAAAGTAGGGTGTAATGTTCATGGTAGGGCCTTGACATTGAATACCTCCACCATAAGTATTCGTAATATATGGCCCCTGAAGAACCTGAATAGCTTGGTTCGTAACTGAGCCAGAACTATTGGCTATTGGATTCGCAGTTGCGGATACTCCACCAACTGTTTCTGCGTATATTGGGTTACAAGTAATTAGACTTAAACAAGTGGTGGCTATTGCGTAAAGGTGCTTGTTGTGTCTGTGACTGAATTTATAGTTGTTGTTCTCTGTATTATTGTGTGATTGAAAGGCCAGGG